AGAATATATTATAATAAAATGCCAAATGGACTTGGGTCTGGTACTGGTTTTAATAATAATACTTATTTAAGTACATATTTTCCACAGGGTCTGTTATATGCATGTTTAGTAGAAGCATATGCATTTTTAAAAGGTCCAACGGATATGTTGACATACTACGAAAATAGATATAAAAATGCTATACAACAGTTTGCAGGTATGCAACTAGGAAGACGAAGACGAGACGATTATACTGACGGAACAGTTAGAATACCAGTTAAGTCACCGTCTCCGTAAATTGAGGAGAAAAAATTATGGCAATAACATCGGCAATATGTAACAGTTTTAAAACAGAAATTTTAAAAGCTGTACACAATTTTACAGCTACTACTGGAAACACTTTTAACATTGCGTTGTACACAAGTTCTGCAACTTTAGGAGCCGGTACTACTGCTTACAGTTCATCAAACGAAATAACAAATTCATCTGGATCTGCTTATTCTGCAAAAGGAAAAGCTTTAACTAGTGTTACACCGGCTTTAGATTCAACAACTGCAGTTTGTGATTTTGCAGACATCTCATGGACGTCTGCATCTTTTACAGCTAATGGTTGTTTAATTTTTAATGATACAGCAACAGGTGACCCTGCAGTTTGTGCAGTGGCTTTTGGAGGAGACAAAACAGTTTCTTCTGGAACATTCACAGTTCAATTTCCAGCGGCAGCAGCAACAACAGCTATAGTTCGAATAGCATAAGGAGTAAGTCCTTATGTCGGTAATCCGAACATTCACAGTAACAGTCAGCGACCCTGGATCTGGCAATAAATATTTTATTGACGGTGTACAACAAGATACAATAAATTTAGCCGAAACAGGGACTTATGTATTTAATTATCCTTCGGCTCATCCATTTAGATTTTCTACAACATCAGACGGAACACATAATTCTGGAAGTGAGTATACTACCGGCGTAACCGTAAACAGTTCAACACAAGTTCAAATAACTGTTGCTGCTTCAGCACCAACTTTATATTATTATTGTTCAATTCACCCAGGAATGGGTGGACAAGCAAATACAGTAGAACCTGACTCCTATGGAATGTTTGCATGGAATGTAAATGAATGGGGTTCGCAAGATGGAATTAATGTTAGTCTAACAGCACCTTCAGGTTTAACTTCATCAACAGGATCAATTGCAGCTTTTTCTGAACAAGGATGGGGATCAGATAGTTGGGGATATGAAAATTGGGGGGAAAGTGGTTTTAGAGTTTTAGTTTCTGGAGTATCCGCAACTGCATCCGTAGGTGAAATTGTTGCTTCTGCAGCACAAGGATGGGGTAGAGCTGAATGGGGTGAAGCACCATGGGGCGAAAGTGATAATCCAGTTGTAACACTTGATGGTTTAAGTATGACTTCTTCTGTTGGAAGTGTAACAATTCAAGATGAAATAAATACAGGTTGGGGTCAAGATGGATGGGGTGTTGAAAACTGGGGTGCATCGGGCTTAACAGTAGAATTAACAGCACCTAGTGAACTAACTTCTTCATTACCAGATACAACATGGGGAGCTCAGGGTTGGGGAGGTTCTTCTGATTCAGGAGATGTTGGTGTTACTTGGGGTGGAGATTTTATTTTAAATGTAGCAGATGTTATGGGAGTAACAGGGGTTTCTGCAACATCGGCAATAGGTTCTCCAACAATTATATTATCTCCAACAATTTCGTTAACGGCACCTTCAGGTTTAACATCTAACGTTGGAGCACTTTCTGTTGGTGATATAACTATTGGTTTATCAGGATTTGGTTTAACTTCTGCAATAGGAGCAATAACTCCAGCAGATGTTGTAGGTATAAGTAGTGCAGGGGTCGCAACAACCGGAGTTGGATCAATTACTGTTGACGAAAGTTTAATAGTCAGCATTACTGGCGTAGGAGCGACTAGTAGTGTAGGATCTGTAATAACAGAAGTTGCCTATACTTTAACGGCACCAGCAACTTTAACGTCTGGAGTAGGTGCAATAACACCTGCAGATGTTATAGGATTAACTGGTGTAGAAGCTACGACAGCCGTAGGAAATGTTGCACCATTAGGTTATTTTGATGTTGATATTACTGGAAATACAAATTATAATGATATTGACATAACAGGTAATACATCTTATACAGATGTAGCTTAATTGAAAAGAGCACAGGAGAAAAATTATGGCATCAACTTATACGGATCTTGGCCTAGAATTAATGGCTACTGGTGAAAACGCCGGTACATGGGGAACAAAAACTAACGCAAATTTAAGTTTAATTGAACAATTAACTGGTGGATTTTTAGAAGTATCTATCGCAGGTGGTGCACAAACTACAGCTTTAGATATCGACAATGGTGCTTTAACAGGTACAGCTCAACAAAGAGTTATTAAATTATCAGGAAGTATTTCTGGAAATCAAATTGTAACTTTCCCATTACTTACAGAAAATTTTTATATTATTGAAAATGCAACTTCAGGTGCTTACACAGTACAATTAAAAGCAGCTTCTGGTTCAGGTGCAACAGTTACTTTTGCAACAACAGATAAGGCACATAAAATTATTTATCTTGATGGTGTAGCAACAAACACTGGTGTTTATGACACTGGTTTTGGAAGTGGAGACGTAACACTTACAGGCACTCAAACTTTAACAAACAAAACTTTAACTGCACCTAAAATAGGAACTTCTATTTTAGATACTAACGGAAATGAATTATTTTTATTAACTGCTACAAGTTCAGCGGTTAACGAATTAACATACGCTAACGCAGCGACTGGAAATAACCCTAGCTTTACAGCATCTGGTGAAACTAACGTAGGTATTAACTTTGTTCCAAAAGGATCAGGTGTTTTACAAGGTAATGGTTCTGCTTTAAAAATTGCTGGTAAAGAAACTATATGGGTTCCAGCTACAGCTATGTATGGCCCAACTACTAATCCTGCAGATTCAGCTTTAGTTGAAACAACAGCTACAAGACCAGATTTAAACGTATTTGATTTTGATGCTGGTACAAAACAATATACTCAATTTACAATAGGAATGCCAAAATCATGGAATGAAGGAACGGTAACTTATCAAGTTTACTGGTCTCCAAGCACAACTAATACAGGTAACTGTATTTTTGGTTTGCAAGGTGTTGCATGTGCAGATGGTGACACTATTGATGTTGCATACGGAACAGCAGTAGATATTACAGACGCAGGCATAGGAACAGTTGAAGACCAACAAGTTTCAGCTGAAAGTAGTGCAATAACAATTGCCGGTTCTCCTGCAGCAGGTGAACAAACTTATTTTCAATTATATAGAGATGCGGCAGCCGGTGGAGATACTTTTACTGGAGAAGCAAGGGTTTTAGGTATTAAACTATTTTATACTACTGACGCAGCTAACGACGCATAAGGAGAATAAAATATGGCTTTTGGGTATCAAGTTTTAGGATTTGGATCAGGCGGTGGTTCCACTGTCTACGACGTTGATTATTTAGTTGTCGGCGGCGGCGGAGGAGCTGGGGCCGGAGCAGGCGGAGGAGCAGGCGGCTTTAGAACATCCACAGATTCTGCTGTTATAGAATTAGAAGCAGGTGACTATACAGTTACAGTCGGCACTGGTTCAGGACCTGTTCCAGGAAATGACAGTTGTCCAAGAGGCGGAGATTCAGTTCTTAGTACTATTACATCAACAGGTGGCGGTGGCGGTGGCTACGGTGCACCAGAAAAAGATGGTGGAAGCGGAGCGTGCCCTGCAGGATCAGGTAATACACCTCCTTTTAGTCCTAACCAAGGAAATCCAGGAGGGCCAGGAAATATTAATGGTGGCGGTGGCGGAGCTAACGCAAGTGGTAGCTCTACAAGTAGTCCAGCAGGAGCCAATGGAGGAGCTGGAAGACCAAGTACTTTATCAGGTTCAGATGTAACTTACGCCGGTGGCGGCGGAGGTGGTGGATATATTCCTTCACCTGGAGGTGGATCTGGCGGTTCAGGCGGCGGAGGAAATGGTGCTCCTAGAACTGGCTCAGGATCAGCAGGAACAAACGGACTCGGCGGCGGAGGCGGCGGAATGGGTTTTGATAGCTCTCCTCCAAACGGACAAGGCGGTTCAGGTATCGTAATTGTTAAAGCACCTGCTACTGCAACACTAGGTGTTTCTCCAGGAACTAATTCAACTGGAACACATCCAGATGGAAGTAAATTAGCAACATTTACAGTGTCAGGGACACTAACAGTATCGTAATGGCAAGTTTTGCAGAATTAAAACCAAGTAATAATGTAGTTCTTAGAACTGTTAAAATTGGTGATGACGTACCAACATCGGATGGTCCTTTAGGTGAAAATGACATGCACCCTGATGGAGAAACTTATTGTACAAATCTTTTTGGTGGTGGAATTTGGAAACAATGTTCAGCAACAGGTGCATTTAGAAAACAAAATGCAGGAATAGGTGATACATATGATGCGGTTAAAGATAAGTTTATCAGACCACAACCTTATCCATCTTGGACTTTAGATTCTAATGATGATTGGCAAGCTCCAGTAGCAGTGCCGAATGAATCAACTTTAATTCTTGATGAAAACGTAAGCGTATTAAAATTTCCCTATTGGGTTGAAGAAGAATATAGATGGGAAAGTCAAGATCTTTTAGCAGATCCAATGGTTAATTACTATTGGAATACAGACACATCTTCTTGGACATCTTACTAATCTTTACTTTATCGTAAATACTGATATATATTCATACTATAAAGTATGAATGATATATTTTCAGAGCACTATTTAAATAGTTCTTTAATATTTAAAATATTAAAAATTATAAAAAAATATCAAGGGCCAGATATTTCAGACGGACATCTTACCGAAAATGGATTTCAGACAAAAAACCTTCTTCCTATGTTCAACAAAAAAGTAATTAATCAAATGTTACCAACAGAATATTTAAGAGATAAATTACATCACATGCATTACATAAAATATTTTTCAAATGGTCACCAATTAAAGCATAATCATCCTAAAGAAAAATTCTCATTTATTTTATATTTAAATGATGCTGACGGAAACACAGTTTTTTTAGAACCAATCAATAAATCAATAACTCCTCAACAAGGAAAGATGATTATATTTGCTGGGCATATTTATCACTATGCAGAAAAATCATATAAACAAAAAGAAATTTTAGTAGGAGGTGTGGACAAATTTAAATGAATATAATTAATTTATTTCCAACCCCTGTATGCGAAAAATATTTAGAGCCGTTATCTAAAACTACTTTACAAAAAATTTATGCATATGAAACAAAACCAGATTGGGAGTTTAAAATTTTACAAAGTAAAAATACTTATATCTTAGAACAAAAACCTTTTAAAAATTTAAAAAAACAAATTAATTCTTTTATTCAAGAATACGTTAATGGAATAATAAAACCAAGTAAAAATTTAAAATTTTATATAACCCAATCTTGGTTAAATTACACTGGTGAAAAACAAATACACTATCCACACTTTCATCCTAACTCTATTATATCTGGAGTTTATTATATAAATGCAGATCCAAAATTTGATTATATTAGGTTTAAAAAAAATGTTTACGATCAAATAAAGATATACCCTTTAGAGTTTAATCTATATAATGCAGACACATGGTGGCTCCCCGCTGAAACAAATAAAATTATATTGTTTCCTTCTTCATTAATGCATGAAGTTGGCAATGTTGAAAAAACTTATGGTAAAAGAATAAGTTTAGCTTTTAATGTTTTTGCAAAAGGAGACTTTGGTTCTAAAGAAACTTTAACAGAATTAAAAATATGAATATATTAGGATTACAAAAAAACCATAATGCATCCGTAGCTTTATTTTGTGATAATAAATTAGTTTATTATAATCAAGAAGAACGATTATCTAAAATAAAAAACGATAGTTTTTTTCCATATCATTTATTAAATGAAATAAAAAAATTAAATATAAAAATAGATAAGGTAATAGCAACTGGTTATAATACTTTTGATGCTCATCCTATCTACGGGTATATGAAAAAGATAGGTTTAATAGTTTCTCCGTATCATGATGTGTATCATTATTATAAATCTCATCACTACACTCACGCAGTTCGTGCTTTCTTTGCATCAAAAATGGAAAAAACATTAATTTTAGTTGCTGATGGCAGAGGCTCTAATTATATTTTAGATAATGGAGAGCAAGCTTTTGAAACAATTTCTGTTTATAATTGTGGTGTAAACAAACAATCTAATACGGTTGGAATAGACACTTTATATAAAAAACTTGTAACAACAAGAAAAGGTCACAACGCAAAAGTAAAACCACAAGAAGTGTATGGCTTTGATTTTAAATCTAAACCTATATCTATTACTGATGGCACAAAATTTGATGTAGACCATAAACCATCTGCTGGAGCTTTTTATAGTAGAATAACAAATTATTTAGGATTTAGAACATGTGATGAAGGAAAATTAATGGGATTACAGTCTTACGGAAAACCAAATAAAGAAGTAGAAAAAATTTTATGTGACGAGGATCTGTTCTTTTATAAAGATGAATATAGTAAAAATATTAATTTTACACTTAATATGGAAAAATTTCCTAAACTTTACTATCACAGAAAACTTGGTCTAAAACAAATTCATTATGATATGGCTTATGAAACACAAAAAAAATTTGAAAGAGAAATGGTAGAAGCATTAGATAAATGTATAACTAATCACAAAAATATTATTATAACAGGCGGATGTGGGTTAAATGTAGTTTTTAATTATAGACTCAGAAAAGCTTTACCTAAAGATATTAATCTCTATATCGATCCTTTATGTGGTGATGAAGGTAATAGCATAGGAGCTGCTATAGTCTATAGTCAAGCGTGTGGAAATAATAATTGGGATAATATTTATTTAGGGCCACAGCCTAAATACACAATCGACAAAGGCAATGATAAAATAGAAACTGTAGTTAAACATTTAACTAATCAAAAAATTGTTGGTTTATATCAAGGTAGGGCAGAAGCAGGTCCTAGAGCTTTAGGAAATCGATCTTTGCTACTAGATCCCAGAATTAAAAATGGTAAAGATATAATGAATAAGGTTAAACAAAGAGAATGGTTTAGACCTTTTGGTGCATCCATCCTAGAGGAAGAAGCACACAAATGGTTTGACATGGCAGGATTAAAAAGCTCACCTTACATGTTGTATGCTGTTGAAGCATTAAAAGGAGTTAAAGAAAAAATACCTGCTGTAATACATGTAGATAATACTTGCAGAATACAAACAGTTAATGAAAAACAAAACCCCGTATTATATAACATATTAAAACTATTTAATAAAAAAACAGGGGTGCCAATATTAATGAACACGTCGTTTAATTTAGCAGGCGATGCTTTAGTTGAAACTCCAGAAGATGCTATAGATACTTTTGAAAATTCTGATATAGATTATTTATATTTTGCAGATATTGAAAGGTTGTATACAGAATGAATTTAAAACATAATGTTTGGTTTTTTACAGACGGGTTTGATAAAAAAACTTGTAATAATATTATTAAAAATATTAAAAAATTTGAATCCAAAAAAGGGAAAGTTGGAGGCACAGATAATCAAACTGAATTAAATAAAAAAACTAGGGACTCTAATGTTAGGTGGGTTCAAGATCCAGACATATATGAAAAAATAAATTATTTTGTAAACCTAGCTAATAAAAATGCAGGTTGGAACTTTGATATAAATTGGAATGAGAGTATTCAATTTACAGAATATAAACCAAAACAATATTATAATTGGCATACAGATCAATGGGATGCACCATATGTAGATCATGTGTTTCCTCAATACAATAATAAAATAAGAAAAATTTCTTGTAGTGTATTGTTAAACGATCCACAATCTTATGAAGGAGGAGATTTTGAAATAGGTTTTACTAATAAATTATGTAACGGTACTGTCGATGACACAAAATTAAAACTAGAAAAAGGTAAGATATTAAAACAAGGGAGTGTTATAATTTTCCCTTCTTTTGTATGGCATCGAGTTACTCCTATAAAAAAAGGTATAAGATACAGTTTAGTTAATTGGGCGTTAGGACCACCATATGTTTAATAAAAATAAATATCAAGTGTGTAAAAATATGATTAGCAAAGAACTTGCTGATTTTGTTTTTAATTATTTAAGAATGAAAAAACAAACTTTTTATACTTTAAAAAGACTAGGGGGAGATGTAAGATTATTAGGAACAGATGGGGACCCACAAGCTCCTGGAACTTATTCTTGTTATTCAGATATTGCTATGGAAACTTTGTTAACAATTATACATGGTAAACTTGAAAAAAAAACAAAATTAAAATTAGCTCCTACTTACACATATACAAGATTATATAAAAATGGAGATGAATTAAAAAAACATAAAGATAGATTTAGTTGTGAAATATCTGCAACTTTAAATTTAGGTGGAGACCTTTGGCCCATATATTTAGAGGATGCAAATAAAAAAGAAGTAAAAGTTAAATTAAATCCAGGGGATTTACTTATATATAGAGGAATAGAATTACCTCATTGGAGAAAACCTTTTGATGGTTATATGTGTGGGCAGGTGTTTTTACATTATAATAACAAAGCAACTAAAGGTTGGGATAAAAATTTATTTGATAACAGACCACACCTTGGATACCCCTATAATATTACAAATTATAAACCATGATAAAAACATTAGATAATCTTGTGCCAGTGTCTATTCAAAATAAGTTTATAGAAAGATTAAAGAATGAAAATTTTTCTTGGTTTTATTTTAATGATATAATTTATGGGCAAGATAATAAAAAATTTATTAATCCAAACATAACAAAAACTTTTGCTTTTGTTCATACCTTATTTAATGAGAATGGTATAAACTCTGATGACTATGATTTATTTTCAACAATATTAAATTTTTTTGTTGTTAGAGAAAAAGTAAAAATAAAAGACATGATAAGAATCCGAATAAGAAAAACATTTAAAATTAAAAATCATTCTATAGAAAAATACAATGTTCCACACATAGATGTTAAAGACCACTTACCATACAAAACCTTATTGTATTATGTAGACGACTCTGATGGAGACACAGTATTTTTTAAAAATAAACTTACAAAAGATATATATTTAGATACAGAAGCGGAGGAGTATAAAAGAGTATCACCTAAAAAAGGAAGAGCTATATATTTTGATGGCGATATATACCATTCTGGAAACTGTCCTGTTGATTATAACGAAAGAACTATTATAAACTTTGACTTTAAAATATGAAAGATTTTATAGATAAACATTTAAGCAATGTAAAATTTGCTACTAAAAAACAAAAAGAAAAAGAAATTTGGGATGTGTCCGGTATATTAAAAAATAGATTAAATCAAAAATTAAAATATGACGTCAGACCATATAGCATGGATATAAATGGAAGAAATGTAAAACCACTTACTACTAGATCTAAAGCAGATAAAATTGTTTTTGAACAATTAGATAAATGGGTTGTGGTAGAGGCTGTAGAATTACATAATTTTATTATAGCACATAAATTACAAGAAATTAATTTAAATGAAATTGTTGGTGCTTTAGAATGGAATATAAATATAAAGAAATAAAAAACTTTTTACCAAAAGAACAATTTAAATCTTTACAAGATTTAATATTTTCTAATACCTTTCCATGGTTTTTTCAACCTCATCAAACTAAAGATGATGGATATTTTATGAGCCATAATTTTTTTTATAACAATAAGCCTAACTCTATTTTTTATGAAGATTATATTGTTTCTATTATACAAAAACTTAAAGTTAATATGGTGTCCGAGGTAAGAGCTAATTTACTTTTTAAAACTAAAAAACATATTCAATCCGAGTTTCATGTAGACAAACCATTTTATTGTAAAACAGCGTTATTATATGTGAACACAAACAATGGTCATACCTTGTTAAAAAATAAGATTAAAATAAAAGCAGAAGAAAATAAACTATTAATTATTGACACTAAAACACCCCATGCAGCAGTAAGTCAAACAGATAAAGATCGAAGAATTGTAATAAATTTTAATTATTTATAATATGTTAAAAATAAAATTAGAATCGTATGGTTTTCAAGATAAATTTGAACATCATCATTCAATTAAAGACAGACTATTAATGCTTATAAATAAATCAAAAAATGATTTTGATAGTAATCCTAACGACAAGATTGATTATTTAGATTGGAAAGAAAGCGCAAATATGGAAAGAGAGTGGACAAAATTTATTATGCCTTTTTTACAAAGGCATTTTTTAAAATGTATAAAACATTTAAATTTAAATAAAACATACATTAGAAACCTATGGTTTCAAAAATATAAAAAACACGGGGTGCACAACTGGCATGTTCATAGTAATAATTATACAGGTGTATATTATTTACAGTTTCCAAAAGGTGCTACTAAAACACAGTTAATTAATAAACAAAAAATATTTGAAATAGATGCTAAAGAAGGGGACATAGTTATATTTCCTAGTTTTGTAATTCATAGATCACCTAAAATAACTGAAGATGTCGAGAAAATTATTGTATCTTTTAACTTAGACTTTGACGACATAGATGAAAATTATGATAATGATACTTTAAAAATAGATTGAATTACTCTATAATCTAATATAATAGCTAATAAACAGGATTTTATATGCTACAAAAACTAGGTTTT